ACCCCGGTGGAAATGTTGTCAGCCATACGGGTTCCTCATATTTTTTGGGTTTGGATGGTCCACGCCGCCCGCCGCAAGAACAGCTCTATGTCGATATCCGACGAGAAGTGGGCGTCGTTGATGACGATGGCCGGGCCCGTCCTCGAGGCGGGGGTGATGGCTTCGCCGGCGTGAGCGTAGATGAGGCCGTCGCGGGTGATCAGGCCGCCCTGGGCGAGATGGGGGACGTCGGGAATGTTGGGGAGGCCGAGCGTGAAACTGGGGGTGTGGAACGGGCCGAACCCGACCGAGGGGAGTTTGAACTGCAGGCCGTTCCAGATGTGGATGATGAAGTTGATGGCGGCGACGAAAGCGTTGGCGATCCCGTTCCACATGCCGGCCGCCAGATGGGCGATCTTGCCGGGCACGCCTTCCAGGAAGTTGAGGATGGTGTTCCAGTGCTGGATGATCTCGCCGACGGCCAGACCGAGCCCGCCGGTGAGAATGCCGAGGACGATCGGCCAGTTGTTTTTGATCCAGTCGAACACGTCGACTACGGCTTGTTTCATGGCCGGCCAGATGGTCGACCAGTTGCGGTAGATCAGGTAGGCGGCCACACCGAGGGCGGCGATAGCGAGGACGACCAGGCCGATAGTGGCGAGCAGGCCCAGCCCGCCGGCGTTGGCTTCTTCTTCGGCCAGCCCCAGACCCTCGAACGCCAACTGTCCGCTTTCGGCGGCGGCGGCCGCCTCTTTGGTGGCGGCCGAGACGTCTTTCTGGGTTTTGGCGAAAATCTGGGAGATACCGTTGGCGGTGGTGATGGCGCCGCCGAGACCGGCGGTCACCGAACCGGCGGCGGTGATGGCCGGCCCATATTTTTGGCCGAACGCGGCGACCACGTCGTCCAGGTGGGCTTTGATGGCGTTCACCTTGCCGGAGAACGTGTCGGCGGCGGCGGCGCCCTGACCGGACAGTTTCTGGGACAGCTCGGAGACGGCGGCGGCGCCTTTGACGCCGGTGATCCCGAACTCTTTCAAAATTTTGGTGTTGCCGTTGTACACCCGGCCCAGCTGGGTGGCCGCCGTGTCCAGGCTTTCGTGTTTGGCGGCGGCCAGATCGGTGGCGGTAGAGAGCAGGTCCAACGCTTTGGTCGGATCGCCCGTGGCCTGGGTGAGGACCCGGAGGGCGTCCTGGGTCTGGTTGGCGGTGTCCCCGAACTTCTCCTGATGTTTGATGGCCTCCTCGACCCGGCCGGAATAGTCGTCGTAGCTTTTCCCGGTCGCCTCGACAGCGGCCTGCAGCTGCTTTTGGGCGGCCTGGTCTTTCGAGCCGATAGCGGTCAGCCCGGCGCCGACACCGGCCAGGGCGCCGCCCACACCGAGCATGGTCGGCCCCAACTTTTTGGCGTGATCGCCGATGGTGGCCAGAGACTGGTCGACACCGGCCAGGGCGTCGGCGAACGGGCCCAGAACGCCGGTCTGGTTGAAAGCGGCCAGCGTGCCGGACAGGGCCGTGTGGAGCGTGCCGGCCGCTTTTTGGCCTTTGGTGGTCGCGTCGGCGAAGGCTTTGTTGAGGCCGGTCAGGTCGCCGAGGACCCGGACCATAATCGACGGGCTGTTAGCCACCGTCTACCTCTTGGGGAGTTTGTTTTGGGCGGCCCGGATCTGTTCGGCCTCGCGGACCATCACGTCGACCATGGCCTGCCAGAGCTCGTCGTCGAGGTCTTCGGCCACGGCAGGGCTCAGCTTGTAGTAGGCGCAGAAAACGGCGAGGGCTCGGGCGCGCTCCCGTTGGTAGGGTCCACCTCGACCAGGGCCACCTCGCAGTCATAAGCGTGCAACCACAACGACGCCGCATCCCGGTCGGGGTAGTCGCGTAACAGGACCCGGAAGGCGATCATGCGGGGCGGTTGGGCCTCGATCAGCTCCCCGAACTTGACTCCCGGCTCGAGGCGGGCCAGCAGGTCGATCACCCTTTGCGACGGCAGGCGGGCAATAAACGCCTGGGAGGCGGTGATCAGATCCGGCAAAGGCTGGTCGGCGTCAGTCACGAACCTGTCCCGGGCTGGTGGTGGTATTCGTCCACCCGTAATCGGCGACGGCCTGGCTGATGTCCCGTTCGTACAGGCGTTGCGCCACACCGGCCAACGGTTTGGCGGTCGGGTACAGGTAGCGGCCGTCCTTGTAGAACGGGCGGCCCTGGGGGTAGCCGCCGAAATCGACCGGCCCCGCGTACGGCACCTTTTTGGAGCCGACCCGAATGGCCGCCCCGGTCCGCGAGGACGTGATGCGCACCGTGGAGCGCAGGTCGCCGGTTATGGCCGGATAGGCGTCGCGGACCTGGTAGGCGATCGGTGTCAGGGCGTCCCGGCCGGCCTGCACCAACACTTTCGACAGGTCGCCGGCGGTCGGGTCGGACAGTTTCTTCAGATCCCGCTGGAAGGCTTTCAACCCGACGACCTGGACGAGCGGTGCCGCCATTTTTAAGCCTTGCCTGCCACCCAGGCGCTACCCGACCAATGGTTGGCGAGCAGGTCGGCGGTGATCACGTACTGACCGACCGTCCACGCCGTCGCCGGCGTCGCGGTGATCCCGGTCAGGGCGGCCAGGTTGGCGGGGGTGGTCGCCCCGCTGGGGGTGTAATAGCCGGGCTGGCCGGCGGTGGCCCCGGTGGCCGTCACCGCCCCGTTATCGATGGTGGGCGGGGCGGTCAGGTTCCAGTCGATCGGGACTTCGCTGGCGGTGCCGGCGTCGCCGATGATCAGGTCGAACGGTTGCGGTATGGCCAGCCCGCTGATGATCGGATTGTTGGCGGCGGCCACCCTCGAGCTGTACGGCCGGGCCTTGAAGTTCACCGGCGTCCCGGACGCGTTGTAGGCCGTCAACGCGGCGTTCAGGGTGGCGAACGTGGCCCCGGTGTCATACGACTGGTACAGGGTGGCGCGAAGATGCCATTTCACGACGCCCGGGTAATCCGTTTCGGCACAGAAGCTGGTTACCGTCACCGGCTTGTTCTCGGGTGACACTTCGAGATGTTTGGTCAGGCAGCGCAGGTTGACGCCGCCCAGCTCGAAATAGCCGTCGTTCAGGATCAGCGGGGTAGCGGTCGGCGGGACCGGATCCCCGGTGGCGGTCAGCTCGACCTCGGGCGGGTCTTCGACTATCGACATACAGGCTCCTTACATTTGTACGGTCAGGGTGACGTCGGCGAGCAGGACGTCGACACCGGCGATGCTGGCTTGCCGCCAGGCCCGTTCGTCGACCGGCCAGCAGGCCTGCACGGCCCCGCCCAGCGTCGGATCCGGAAAACTGGCGCGGACCTGGCCGACCAGGCTGTCGACCAGGTCGTCGCCGTCGTGCGGCCCGGCACAGATGATCGGCAATGTCGCTTCGTCGATACCGAACGCCGGGATGCTGTAGCGGACCTCGGTGGGCCGGCCGACGATCACGGCGGGCGGGTTCACCGTGCCCGGCGGCCGCTCGTACACCCACACCGTCTCCCCCAACGTGGCCTGCAGGGCGGTAGTGATGGCGGCCGCGGCGGTGGTGCGGTTCCAGGACATCAGCCGAACACCAACGGCCCGACCGACGAATACAACGCTTCGATGTCGGCGTCGACCCGCCCCACCCGGACCACACCGAGATCCCCGAACCCGAGGGTGCCGTCGATACTGTCCCGGCGGCGGTAGAGGCGGGCGGCATGGAACAGGCAGGCTTCGTGGGCCACGTCGGGCAGGCTGCCGTCATCTGAGGGCGGGATCGGATATTTGTAGTTGAGGCGGCGGTTGCCGTAGTCGATAGCGGCCACCAGGGCGGTGGTGATAATGCCGTCCTCGACCGGATCCGGCTGCAGGCGCAACAGGGAGCGGACTTCGGGGAGTTTCGGCCAGTACGCCATCAGGTGTACGTGAACGGCAAGGCGTTCGAAGTGCCGTTAGAGTTCTGGACGGTTATCTGGACGGTGGACGGGCCGGCCAGGTCGGGACGGGCCGTGTACTCCAGGTGGGTGGCGTCCAGATAGAACGTGGCCCGGGGCTGGCCGTCGGCGTCGATGGTGGTCGACGCGTCAAACCCGGTGCCGTACACGTCGATAGTGGCCGGTACCCCGCCGGAGGCGAGAGTGTTCGGGGTGAGCGACGACAGGACCGATACCGCCGACGGGGGCGTGTACTGGGCCTGGCGGCGTAACAGCACTACCGCCTTGTTGCCCTGGCGGGACAGGGTACTGATCGGCTCCCACCCGCCCGGCACCGTAACCGCCTGTTCGGCCTGGACGGGCAGCTGGATCTCGTGGGCCATGATCTGCCAGTCGGACATCAGGAGTACGTGTACCCGTTCGGGATGGTGACGTTGCCGCGCGGGTTGGCGACCACGACGGGGACGGTGCCGGTGGCGTGGGCCGGGGTGGTCACCCGGATCAGCGCATCGGAGGCCACCGTGAAGGCGGTGCCGGCGGTACCACCGAAAGTGACCCCGGTCGACCCGGTCAACCCTTCCCCGTTGATGGTGACCGGGGTGCCACCGGCCGAGGTCCCGTAGTTCGGGTTGATGAGATCGACGTTGGGGGTGGCCAGCAGGCTGCCCCACTGGTCTTTGCGGACGAAGACCCGCTGGCTGCCGCCGGCGGCCGGGTGGGTGTCGTACAACCACGATCCGGGCAGCGCCATGACCGCGGCCAGGTCGGTGGCCGGCGCCGTGGTGGTGGCAATCCCCCACGACCCGGCCGTGATCAGTGTGGTCCAGGCCATCAGGGTGTCCCCCATTTCGATTGGGCGTACCCGTGCAAGGATGTGATCTGCGCCGGGCTGAGCAGGGACGGGTACAACAGGATTTCGCCGATACCGCCCAGCCAGTACGTTGAAGGGACCAGGGGCGGTACGGTGCTACTGCTGTTCGATCCGACAATTACTCCGTTCGCGGCGACAGTGCCTATGGGGCCGGTCACAGTGGCAGCACCGTTAACGGTGAGAGCCGAACTGGTTCCAACGAACTGGGCGATAACCATGTCGCCTCGTCCCACGCTGGCAGAGTTCGCCGGGGCGTCCAGGTAGGTGCCGTTATAGATCTCCCACGTCATGGGGGTTTGTACCACCACGGCCGTATAGTTCGTGCTTCCTAGTACACAGCTAACTGCGGAGCCTTCCGGTCGGGCGATAACGAATATCGAATAAGGCTGAGATATAGACGGCCCGGCGGTAGCCATATAGTGGCTTGTACCGTTGAAACGTACGCACGGGTGGCCGTTGATCTGGTTGGCCCCCGATTTGGTGAATGTCGGCTGGTTGGCGCCGGTGGCCTGGGCCAGATGGTTGGTGCCGGCCATGTCGTTCCATGTCGCCAGGGCGGCCCCGTCGGCGACACCGATCTGGGTGGCGTCCCACCATGACGTGTAACCGACGACCGGCGGACCGGCGGCCGGCAAATGGGCCCACTGGTCGCGGCGGACGAACGCGGTGGGCTGGGCGCCCATGGGCCACGATCCCGGCAAGCCCAGGATCGTGGCCATGTCAGCCGGGACACCGCAATACACGATTCCCCAGCTGCCGCAATCGTCGACCTGGTAAGCCAACCGGTACCTACTTTTTGGCGGTCTTGGCCGGCTCTTCGTCGGCGGCCGGCTCTTCTTCGAGCTCGACCATGGTGGGCATGCCGGCCGGCGGCGTCAACGGCACCAGGGCGGTGCCCTGCAACGCCCCGAAGGCCACATAACCGCCGTAGGCCACCTGCACACCCAGAATGCTGGGCTCGATCACCGACAGCAGGCCGATGACCTCTTCGTACACTTCGAACATCGAGCTGTTGCCGATAATGCAGGTGCCGGCCGCGAAGGTGGGTACCACAATCCTGGGGACACCGAGCAGGTCGCCGCGCATGCTGGCGATGGTGGACGTGCCGGGGGCGCCCATCTCGGCGACGGTGTCCTGCGGCAAAACGACCCGGGCCACGTCCACCAGCGAACCCAAAGCGGCCCACACGTCCAGGGAGCACCAGATCCGGTCCGGCATCATGAACCCGGCCTGATAGGCGTGCATGGCCGCCGTATAAATAGCGAGCGTCCAGCCTTTCAGGTCGTTCGTGGCCACCACCACCGCGGTGGCCGTCGCCCCGGCCTTAAACGCGGCCGCGGCGGCCGTCTCGGTTTGCACGGCGTACACGTTGGCCAGGTCGCGGACGAGAATGTCCCACGCCCCCGGCGACGTCCAGTCGATGTCCTGCCGGGAGATGTCGAC